ACCTTGGTATCCATACTTGGCCGAGATTTCATCTAAATTCTTTTCTATAAAGGGAGTCTCGAAAGCCTGCCCTAGATTTTTTACTACACCGGCTAGGCGCTTAGCCGATTTTTCATTTTCTGCAAAAGCCTTAATCGAGTCTTTACCAAACTTTATAATTTCTTTCGCGCCAAAAGCAGCGGCAAGAGCACCGGCGGCTTTTTTTGCGCCTTTCTCAAAGGCCGATATTTCTTTACTACCTTTTTTTAGAGCTTTACCGTCGAAAGTAGTAACGGCACTTACGACCATACTTGGCAGTTTGCTTACCATTATGCCGCCTTTGTGTATGAGCCCTTATTAAAGGCGTTAATAGTATTTTCTATAGCTTTAATTACTGCTGCTTGAGCTTTACCTTGATCCTCGTGCCACGCTCTAAAGATCATACGGCCGCGCTCCTCGCGCTTGTTGCCATAGAGAGGGCCCATACGGCTAATAAAGTGATCGCCTGCACCGGGGTTATTAGAACGATAACCTTTACGTGAGGTAGTCCCTGCTCGGCCTGCAGTCTCATAGATAGCACCGGCGGCTGACCTATTAGCTACAAAAAACAAAGCTCGCCAGCCGTTTTTATTCTTTTCGCTGCCGCCAGAGCTATAGTAAATACCCTTTTTGACGGTCTCGTAATCATAAAGAGGGAATAGGCGCACGCGGCCCTCGCTATTAAAAGTTCTAAAAGCCGAGTTACGCGCCGTGATCTTTTGCCCTACGGTGTTTTCATTCCAGCCGTAAAGGTTATCCGGCTGAGGTGAGGGAGCATACCCTCGAGCCTTGTCTCGAATAGGGACCATCGCCGCTTTGATTTGCTTTTGCATCTCTTTAAGCAGCTCGGGATCTACTTTACGTATAGCTTTTAGAGTGGTCTTAACGCCTTTTATTTCTACTCCCATAACGCTTAACCTCCTCCGCTTGATCGTTTAACACTTGTATTAACATCTTGTACATCGTCGTATCGAGATCGAGGACTGACTGAGGCGAGATCCCTAGCCTAATAGATAGCGCGGCTACCTGATAGGTAAGGGAGTCTCGCCCTAGCTTAAAGGCTCGTCGTCTAGTACCTCGACCTTTACTAACGTATCCAGAAAATCAGCTCCAAAAGGTTTGACGGCCTCGCCGCTAGTGCGTAAGCACTCCCACGATAACCAATAGAGCGAGGTTTGCATCTCGTCATCTCTAAAGGCTTTATGGAAACCTTTTTTTGCGTACTGCTCAAAGGCCCACTCGATACGAGGCGTAATTTGATGCTCGGTTACGTCCCCGGTAGCCCTTGTTATCTTGAGTCGTGCCATTTGTTGCCCCTTTGTTAGTTTGTTATACCGTAGTGTCTACTACGATAACTGAGTTACACGTAAACGTAATGGACTGAGTAGAAATATCTCCTACTGCGCCGTTAATGTCTGTAGTGTTATTGACCAAAATTGTAGTTTGGTATTCAGGATTTGCAGCTGAAATAGTTGCGCTTGTCTGCTTAAGTGTTAGAGGCACTGTAGTACCCCAAGCACCTTGCAAAGTCTGTAGGACTTCACTCGCTGCAGTATCGTTAAGAAAATCAAGAGTAACCGTAGAGGTCTCTAGGCCCTTAGCGTACTTTCTGGCTGAGTCGCCCATCGCTGTTACTTCTAGTTCCTCAAAAACGCGGTTAATTGTCGCGCTCGTTACGTGATCGGAAAGGTCTACCGAGTTAAGGGTTACGACCACTCCATTAGATAAGAATATAGCCATTAGCCTATTCCTCGCTTTCGTTTGTAGTTGGTGTTGGTTTTTCTTTTGCTACTTTGACCGGGGTAGGCTCGTCTACGATCTGCCCGATCTTTCGCAAAAACTTTAGGTCATCCTCTGTATATGGCATTAGTTAGCTCCAGCTCGTGAGAATTGAGATACGGAAATCGGCGGTAAGCAAGGTCCCACTTTGTACGTCTAGTACGGTAGGAGCCGACATACTGCCAACATTCATTACGATATTTGAGGTAGCGAGTTTATTAAATACTGCCACCGCTAGGGTCTCGATCCCGTTTAAGTTGCCGTGATTATCTAGCATCGGCACCGTTAAAATAATCTTAAAGTTTGCCATAGGTGAAATAGTGGCGTAGGTGTTATTACTCGGTGTTACGTAAGGATCATCGGGTACGACGATTACGCTATTAGCGGTGATCGTTGGAGGTGGAAAACTGTAAGTATTCCATTGACTCGCATTGGCTAAAGCTGCAGCTAGTGAGGCACGTAAGGTAGTAATCGCGGCAGGCATCTCTAGCCCACCATCGAGTTAGGATTTTGGTAGCCGGATATAAGCCCTCTAATTTTGCCAATCATAGAGTTACCCATACGGTAGGGACTAGGGCTAAAAGAGTCGATTGTTACGCCTCCAGTTTGGCTGACCTGTCTCGCTTGGAAAATATCTACGGCAAGGATCATCGCGGCCTCACGGATAGCCGGGGTCGTAGCGTAAGAGTTAGTTTTAGTATCTGCTCCTACGGCCGAGCCATAAGGTAATACACGCTGAAAATTAACATCGGCCGCTACCTTTGTAAATTGGATAAAGCTATAACCGGCAGGCCAATTCCAAGAGTATTGGCTCCATACAAGAGTAGGGATTTGATTTGTAGTACCGGCGCTCCAAGGCATCGTACCGGTGATCGTGTAAGTGCCGTTAAAGGTTGAGCCGCATCCACTCAAGGTTACGCTCTGGCCAGTAGTAAAAATCATAGGGTTTGCAACCATCGCGGTAGCAACGTTATTTTGTAGCGTTACTCCGACTACCGGCGCTGAGGCAAACCACAAAAACTGATTGAGTAGATCCTGCGCAGTCTGGCAACACGTCTCGACAATATCGGAGGAGTAAAGGTTTTCGATACCAAGATTAGCGCGTAGCTCAGCCTCGGTTACGTATGTAGCCGGCATCTTTTACTCCTATCTTAAAAGAGGCCGGTAGGGCTCAAAGGGCTAAGAGCCCTACCGACTATTAGGTTTTTTGCTTAGATTTTCGCAAACTTGATAATACCGTTAGGCATTTTTGCGATAGTTGCCATAAAGCCGTAGATAGCAACCTGTACTTGTAGGTTAGATACGACGTTTACGCTCATATAAGCCTGTGGTCCACGATAAACGGTGAAAGCCTCAGGTGCCAAAATAATAGCGGAGCCATCATCGACGGTAGTTTCAGCGAAATTACGATCTACGTAGAGATCGAGTCCGAGCACGTTACCGCGAATAGAGCCCGGGTTCACCTGTCCGGCTGCGTTCATTGGTTGGATAGCGTTATAAATTGGTCGCTTTGTGGTATCTGTTGCGCCCATTAGTAACTGCCATTGTGCACCGTTACTAATATAGTTCTGCGCAAAATAACCAGTGTTCTCATAGACAAGCTTTGCAGCTTGTGAGCTATAAGCGATAACGCCGTCGCTATCAGCTGTAGTAGCTGAGGCGTTAGTACCTGCCGCTAGGAGTGCAGTAAGTACCGCAGTATCTATAGAGGTTAGGTAAGCATTTTGTAGCTGATTTGTGAGCTCAGCGTAAAAATTAGGATCTGATCTCTCGAGGAGCTCTACACTTATGGTATTCATACCTGAGTACTTAGATACTGTACCGGTTAGGTATTGTGTAACCATACCTGTATTAGATACGGCTCCAGCCTCGGCCTCTACTGTGACGGTAGGTGCTACACCTGAGCCGCCGCCTGCGGACGTGACCAGTGAGGGCACGTTAATAGTCATACCCTGAGCCGGTAAAGTTCCTTGGCTGCAGGCATCTATAGCCGGAGTACCAAAACGAGTGTTAGTTACAAACTCTGAGAGGTACTGAGTAGGGTTAAAAGCAGGGTTAGTAGAGAAAGAGTCATCGGCTGCAGTTACATAGAGCTTTGACTCATCGCTACCGAGTGCGGCTTTGATCTTGTGCTCTGTGTATGTCGCCATAGAGACGATAGGCGTACGGACTCGTTGAGAGTCGAGTACGGATGGTCGGATAATCTTACGAGCGGCCTCGACCTTTTCAGCCTCGGCCGGTGCATCTACCGGGGTTTCGTCCGGTGTATTTTCAGGGGCAGTGGTCACGGCCTCCTCCATTTCTGTTTCTGTTTCTGTTTCGATCTCTACGATAGTCGTAGAAATAGTAGTGGTCTTTTCTTTTGTACTCGTTGCAGCCTCGAGAGCTACTCGAGCCGCCATAATTTCATCGACTGAGGCACTAAAAAAGGCGGCACTCTCGACGAGGCTTACCTCTTTGAGGACTGCCGCAGTCACGAGCAGGTAATCGCCCATAGGCTTAGAGGCGGTTACATCCACCCCTACGGATAAGCCCGATACGAGATTTTCCTGCGCTAATACGAGTGCATCTTGTCCTCGAGTGCTACTCGAAAGCTTAAACGATCCATAAACGCCGCTAGTAGAGTCGCTAAAAGAAATAGCGCGCCCTACCGGTTTATCTTGCTGATGCTGCGATAGTAATTTAATTTTACTTGCATCGGGAATTGAGATAGAGCCGCGCTCGAAAACTACCGGGCCTGCGCTCGTGTGTCCGACCTCGCCATAAGGTGCGACGAGTCCGGATACGATCCGGCGCTCTGTGTCGGCGGCTTGGATCTCTTGACTAAACGTTAGTAGCACTTGTATCTCCTAGCGGTGTTAGTTGTTCCATTTGTCGGGCTTGATCTACATCTATTAAATCGAGACTAATCATTTTCTCGATAATTTCTAAACGCTCTTTTGCATCGCTACGTAAAAACGTATCGTCTATCGCAAAACGCACCTGATTTGAGCTATTTGTTATATCATTCATTGAGAGCCTGTCCTCAATAGCTGAGATATAAGGCTGCAGCGAGTACGCTACAAACTCTTTACGGCCGTCTAATATATTTTGGTACGTCATAGAATTATTCATATCGGCAGAGATGAGGTAACTTGGCACGTTCATCGCGCGACTAATTTCAGTAGCGAGGTACTGGCTAAAATCTACGTAGCCCATTTCTTTAGGACTAAAGCCGATATTTTCTGCACTGAGAGTAGAGGTTAAATATGCGGTGCTACGATTTCTACGCGCTGAGTTCCATCCGGCTAATATGCCTTGGATCTGTGACTCGGGTAGATCGGCTCCATTATTTTTTAGAATAGTGGTAGCCATTGGAGTAGCTGCAGATACGGCAGCGGCTTTTTGTACATCCCAAGCAGCTTTAATAGTTGTACTTGCAGACTGTAAAACTCCCGGTAACAAAGATTGGAAAGTAACAAGCGAGCCGATACCAGACATAGGTACAAGCTGACCATCTACAAAATAATCTTGTACCTCGGTACCAAACTTATTTGTAGTATATGTAACGCGGTTATTAGCGACCCACTCAAAGCCGGACGGTCTGCCATCGTCTGCATACAAAGAGGTTACGCGCCAATATGCACACGCATAAAACATAAGACTATCGACGGTCGCAGCTATAGTAACGCTGCGCGGTTGCCGCTGATCCGGTTGCTCTAACCAAACCGGCGAGCCTAACTTTTCGCCTGTAGATTTTTTATAAAGTGCGAGGTCGATCGAGGAAATAACTCCAGCTACAAGGTTACGGCACCTAGCTACGCTACTAACTTGGAGTGCAAAATTACGATCTATACCTACGCCGTTATAACCAAAAGACGAGTTAGTATTAAAAGAGCCGTAGCCGTATGTAGTATCCATAACGGCAGGCGCGTACTGAGCCTCGATAGCCGGCTTATCCGCTGACTTAAACCCTAGAGTTTGCAGTAGTCCCATAGCCGCCATTTTCCCATATAGTCAAGCATTTAACCGGCTTTGTGTCGCGTGTCTAAACGTAAACCTTAGCCTCACCTAGCGGCTGAGTAAGTACGTGTACGACCATACTTAAGCCTATAGCTATATCTACCGGGCCGGCCGATTTACGGCGCACAATTCTCCAGCTTGCATCACTTTCTTTAGCTGCGCAGTTTGCCATAGAGGTTACTAGAGCATCTTGCCCCGAGTGGACTAGCCGCTTATTAGAGAGAGCCTCGTAAAGGTCTCCGG